ACAGTTTGCTTAACAGTTTAACCTTAGCTTCAATGATCTTTAAATATAAGTCATATACTGATACAATCTGAGGTACATGTTCTTTAATGAACTTCACACCTTGTACCATTTTTTCACGAGCCTCATCTTGCTTGGCCGGAGTCTTGTATTTGTCAATAGTCTTGGTCATGTAGTTAATATATTTTTCTACAAAGCCTTGAGCAAACTTGGTGGGTTCATCAAACGCACCTTGACGCACTTGATTGTTGACATGTGCTTTAAGTTGTTGCACAAAATCCTTACCAATAACGTCAGTGCCGCGCTCTAACCACGTAAACGTTTCTGCATCAATGCCTTTTAAATAGTTGTCAGCTTCGCTAATGGCACCCATAATGTCAGCACTTTCGGCATTAGTAAGTGTAACTGTACCACTTAGATCTTTAATTGTTGCGTCCCTATACCACACACTAGGTGTAGTGCCTAAACTGCCACTGTCAAAACCAAACTTAGCAGTTGTATCAGCTAAGGTAGGGCCGCCTGCATATTCTGTATGAAACACAATACCAATCTCTGCGGACAGCATTTGTTTTGCTAAGTCACTGTCAGCTGGTACTGCGTATGTAATTGTATTGGGCTTAAACACAATGTAGTTTTCACCGTCAATGGTTGCACTCTTAATGTCGCCTTTGGTAAAAAGCAAATCGCCCTGTGCCACTGTGTTCCACTGTAGCTTGCTAAGGTGTTTTAGTGCAGCAATTAGTTTTTCTTGTAAACCTTCTGCTGGATGATTATTTTTAATATCTGCAACACTAAAGTTCATCTTTGGATCTTGTGCAAACACACCTTTAGTACCCACAAAGAACTTACCAGTAGCAGGGTCGCGACCAGCAACTACGGCCGGCGCTCCATCCCACTTAGTAGTAATGCTTACAGGTGCTTTAGCGTGACCTTCTAGCATTTCGTGCAAGCTATAAAGATAGTTTACTGCTTCCTTAGCACCAGCAAATCCTTTATTAAAGATGTTATCTTCTAGATGCTCAAGGTGAGTATTCTTGCCTTCTTTAGATTCAAAGAGGCTTTCGCTAATAATAGTTGTTACTAGAGGTTTGGAAATTTCTATAAAGCGCATATCTATCTCTGTTGTTAATTACAAGTATTTATCACTTTTTATGATATCCATTGCCAGGTTATAATTGTGATTAATAACTTCTTGCACATGAGTTGAGTACACTTTTTCATATACAGATTCAAATGGCTGTTCTAAATAGGACATAACTTGTGAAAATATATGTTCTGCTCTATCATAAAAATTTTCAATAGTGTCGTAGCTTTCGTCAAATAGTATTCCATCATATGTACGGAATCCCCAGGCTTGCAGCGTCCTAAGAGAATGTGGCATGCCTAATCTTATAAATGGTTGCTTAAACAGTATGCACATAAATGTCTTTTCTGAGATTACGTCTTCTTCCCACCATAAGTGCTGTTTTTTAAAATCTTCATAAAGAGTGTAATCTTGAAAGTCTTCAAATTCAACGTAGTCTACACAAAAATTAAAAAGACTTCTAGCGAACTGGGAATTGAATCTATCCTTTGAATAAGTGCTGTTCCACAATGCTGTGAAATTTCTTGCCTGAGAATTATCAGAAAATTTTCCTGGAAGTTGGTTAATCTGATCTTTAAAATTTATCAAATCTGGCGGTAATTGATATCTGCCATCTATCATAAAACTAGATAATACGTTACTTTCGTAGTTGGTTGAAAATATATTATTTAGATACCATTTAAGTACATGAGATTTTTGAAATCGTAGATTCCCAACTAATAATGATAAAGTTTTATCCTTAGTAGTTTCTACCAACGAGTAGCCGCCTTTGACAGATCTAGTAATATTATAAATCAAACTATTGTTTTGTATAGTAAGTATTTTTTCTTTGTTAAATTCATTACACCATTTATCATAGCATGATGCAGTGTGTAAATGTACAGATGTAAGAATTACAGAATTTTTAAATTTAGTTTTGTCAATTAGATCATGCAAAAATTTAAAAATATTATATTCGCGTTGCTTGTCTAGAAACAAACAAGGCTCTCTAGCATCAATTGTAATAGTATCAGCTAAAACTGCGAATTTCTCAAACGCAACTTCAAATTTTCTTTTATTACCAGGATAGGAGAACGGATAAAGTCCATTAAGTATAATTGTACGGTTTTCAAACCGCAAGGTGATGCGAGGATAGATATCTGCCATATATAATAAACAATTTAAATACTTGCCAAAATCTTTAATCTGCAAACTTCATTACGTCACGCCCCTAAAAGGATTAGATGATGGTTGAGGGGCTGTTGTTGGTTCAGCACTCAATAATGCATCAAGTACAGCCTTTTTATCCTTTGTGTTTTTCCAAAGAATTGGATATTTTTTAGCAAGTGCTTTACCTAATTGAGTGGCGTCTTTTGGTATAGTGCCTTTTGCAATAGCTCGATCTACCATTGGACGTACTTGCTCAATTCTATCTGCCGTAAATCCTTCACCTGGTTTTGGTGGGGCAGCTGGAGCGGCTGGCGCGGCTGGCGCAACAGCTTTACCGATAGCATTGCCAATAGCGCCGCCGACACGACCCATTACTTTACCTAGCATACTAGCTTTAGGATCAATGCCTGCACCGCTTTTTACCCATGCACCTTTCATCTTAGCAAGCATACTAGGTGTTGCTTTATTACCTTGTGGGTCAAGTCCCACAGACTTCATTAGGTCAAAGTGTACGTCTCTGGCTACTTGAGTGCCGTCAGGATTGAGCCATTGTTTCTTAGCAGGATCCCAAGTAAATGTTGGGCCGCTAGGAAATAGTTTGTTCTTAGATTTTTTAGTTAGATCAAAGTCTGATTGAAGTTCATACAGACGCATCGTCGTTCCCCTGGCTCTCTTTTATAATTTTTTTAATGCCGCGGGAAAATTTTGTGCTGTCTTTACCTTTAATACTGTTGATCAGTCTATTGGTAAGATCCTTAGCAGTTTCAGCATCGTAATGACGCTCCATCTGCTCGATGAGATTAATAGCACTACGAATGACATGTTCGCCGCGATTCTCAACTACATGATTACGATCTCTATCAATAGATATTTGATTGAGTTCTTCAATAATGCTACGATACTTGCTCATAACTTTCCTCTAAAGCGTTAGTGTAAGTATTTATCACTTTTTAGCTTTTAGGAAATCACGAAGCTGTAGGCTTTGACTTACTGTGTCTGCCGCGGCTGGCTCATCTGCTTTAATACTGCCGCTGCGCTTAAGCTGATCTATTAGCCCAGTACTAGTAACAGTTTGAGCGTCCTCATCACCCTCTTCTAAGTCCTCAATACGTAGTGTATCTGGATTAAATTTAAGGTCTACTTTACTGCCTACACCGCTACTGCTACGTGTTTTCATAAACTGAATTTGATAACGTCCACGCTCGCGCATAGCATTACTGGTAAAGATACCCACTACGTTGTCTGCTGTGTTGATCTTACTGATACCACCAGCAATGTGGCTGTGGTCAAATTCAATTTCCTCAACGGCTGCACGATTCAACTGCGATGCTGTTACTAACAGCATATTACGTTCCATTGCCAAGTTACGCAATTCTTCACTCACATACTTGTCCTTAACGAACAAGTTCTCTGCGCTGATCTTTGCAGCAATGGGCATCATAAGATCTAAGTAGTCCACTAGTAATGCGTCAACTTTAACACCGCTTTGAATTTCGTATTCACGCAAGAATGCTCTAATGTCATTGGCATTAATACCGCTGGGCATTTGCTTTACACGGAACTTACCTGCGCCTTTGCCCTTCATACGTACCTTAAGATCAACATCATCTACGTTACGCATAATTTCTTTAGCAGCATATCCACTCACCATACTGTCTAGTCGCATACTGATAAGTTGCTCACTAAGTTCTAAGCTGATGTAAACAACATTGAGTCCTGCAAGACTCCAGTTGACGCCAAAGTTCTGCAAGAACAAACTTTTGCCTGCACCAGAGCCTCCAGCGAAGATTGTAATCTCGCCTCGGTTAAGTCCACCGTATAGCTTTTGGTCGATGCCTTTCCATCCACTGCTGATTGCACCAGCTTGTTGCTTGATCCATTCAAGTCGCTCCTTGGGATTAGCAAAGTAATCTAAACCTAAGTCTTTCACAAGTCCTAACTGTGTGGCTGCTTTGATCTTGTTTTCAACTTCACCGTAACGTTGCTTTTCCAACAAGTCAGTGCTGTCAATGATTGCTTTTTCTAGCGCCTTATGCCTACAGAAAGTTTCAAACTCATCCATGAACCAGTTCTGGTGATCCGGTGTTACGTTTTTAATCTTCTCTAGATTGAGGCCGCCAACTGCATTGATTTGCTCAATGGTAGGGATGCTAGTATAGTTGGTACTGTGACTTACCAGCAAATCCACTGTGGGCTTAAACTTACGATTAAAGAATTCACTGTGAACGATGTTTTGACAGCGAGCAAATAGATCCGGATCGCTGATCAAAAATCTAATAAAAAGTTCTTGTACTTCTTCTGTGTAGTCTTTTACATCGCTCATAGATAGTTTCTCGTCTCAAGTTCTTTAGTTATATAGTTTGCTACGACCTTATGCCCCGCTTTATTAGGATGATAGTCAGTGTCGCTTTCAATAAGGTGTTTAGTGCTCGGATTAATAAATGAAGTTAGGGTTGTATCTAAATAGTGTTCTCTAGCCAAATATTTAACCAGCGGGTGATTATTTTCTGGATGAATAAACGAGTGCGACGACAGCGACATAAACACAAACTTTATACCACGCCGTTTAAAATACTCTGATAACAAAAAATTCTGATATATAAAATTAGATTCTAACAATGTATGCGATTGGATGATAGTAGTCTGTTTATATAAATCAATAGTTCTATAAAAAGCTTTTGGTATAGTAACAAACTTTGTGTTTGCTGTTAAATCAAATACTGGATCGTCGGAGCCTTCGCAATAACCAAAATATGTGTTAGTTGCTGCATCATATAACTCAGTTCTACTATACGGAGTAGTCCACTGAATAATTGCTAGCCAATCACTAGGATCTTTAATGTTGTCAAAAAATTCTAGTGTGGTTCGAACAATTCTGTGATTGCTGCCGGCTTGCCATGCTAAGTTAACAGTTTCGTCAAACCTATCAGACATTACATTAGACCACACCCAAGCTGGTGGCAACATACTATCACCCCAGTCTCTGTGTCCGTGAGTAAAGCTACACCCGTTAACAAATAACTTCATAACATTTTAGCCTTAACCTGTGCTTTAATTTTGTTGTCTGTAGCATGTTTTATAATGCTAGCAACAGTAAGCAGCCTACCATATTTAGCTACTGCATCAGCAGCATCTTTAACATCTTTATGCCATG